GTCTCCTTCGAAATATTTTTCTACTTTTGTCATTGCTTCTTCCAAAGTCACGGCAATGACTCTAACATATGCTATACCAGCACTGATGGACATATCAAAAGGAACAGGTCCATTGAAATTAAAACTATCAGGAACGGTATATTGAACCTCAAATTCCCTCAGGTTTTTTATTCGACTCATTATGTTATCAAATTCTTTATTCATGGTATTCAATGAGATTCGCCATCTATAATATTATTATACATGATTTCTTTAACTGTGTCAACTCTTTCTTTGGAGTTTTTAGCTCCTAATATTACTATGGCATGTTTACGATTGTTTTGTTCTACCATAATTGCTACACAATATCCAGCAGGATTAGTAAATCCTGTTTTACTGACAATCACATTATCAAACTGAAAAAGAACTCGTCTATTGGTATTGTTTAATACAATTTTTCTGACTTTCTTTTTATATTTTGTTTCAATCAATGTGTGTTTTTTTACACTTATATTTTTTATCATATTATAGTTTGAAGCCTCTATAACCATATTCGCCACTTCATTTGCGGTACTAACATTATTACGACTTAATCCTGAAGGATCATCAAATTTAGTATTCGGCATGTTTAACATCATTGCACGTATATTCATATCTCTTATAAACTTTTCTCGACCACCAGGATAGTCTGATGCTAATGTTTCTGCCGCTGCGTTATCACTACGAATTAGCATAGCTTCAAACAATTCACCTCTAGTATAACTCTTGGGTGGCAAACTAGATTTTACTTTTCTGACCAATTTCAATTGTCTTTTCATATCTGTGTTATAGTCTAAAGCAACCATAGCTGTCATAAGTTTCGTAACACTCGCAATTGGTCTAGTATTATCAACATTCTCTCCAATTTTAGTTTTTTTCTCAGAAATATCAAAGTGAATTACTGAAGGATCTTCTCGCTTCGCATGAGAAAAGGTACAAATGGTCAATGCAATTATTGTTATTATTGTTCTAAGCATTTAATATTTTCCTTAATATTATCTTATTTTTTGTTTGATCTTTATTCAAGAAATCATTGTATTTCAAAACTTTCATTCTGTAAGATGGCCATATAATAGTATCTTCTATTTTTTCTTTCCACATAGGAAAAAAGTTTAATATAGAATTTAAAGTGCAGAGAGTTTCTATCTCAATCTCTTTTCTCATACACGATGTGAGTAATTTAGGATGAGAACCTTCATCAACTAATAACAAATCATTAGGATTTTCAATATTAGAAAATAATTTGACACAATCATTCTCGAAAACATATGAGAACGACTGTATCACCTTTTTTCTTTTCATATGCTGTATATCAGCATCATCATTTAACAAATCTCCAATCCAAAGTTTTTCATTGTTGACTAGATTAGAAACAATAAAAAAGACTAGGTCATCTTTTAAATTAAACTTTTTTGAAAGTTTAGTAAAGTGCCATTTGTCTTTTCTATTTTCAAAAGAACTCAAACTAACATTTGTTTTGCCATTATATTTAAAGTAATCATATGACTCCTGAGTAAAATGTAGTTTGAGAGCATTATATATTCCAAAAGCCTCATAACCAGTTATCATATTGGCAATCGATTACCTTTCACCTTCAATAAATTATTATTCATAGCTTCACTCTCAATCTTAGCTTTTAAATTTTGATTGATGAGTGAAGCGGCAACCTCAATTTCAAGACCAGTTTGCTTACAATGTTCTACTATAGCTTCAATGTAATTGTAATCCGTATTTGCAACTAGTGATTCTATAGTTTTAGCAAATTTAAGCATTTCATCTTTGGTCGGCATAAATTTCATACCTTACAAAGATTTTGTAAGTGGACATCCGGGTTGATAACAATCATGTCTAGCCATAATATCTAATGCAAAACCGCAAATACGACATTTTTCTGGTTGCGACATAAGTTTGTTCTCATCTTTACTCCATGACGATAGAGATTCAACTATGAAATCCATACTACTTGGACTTTTGTAAATATCTTCAGTAGATTCAATATGATCGTTCACTATATCAACCTCGCCATCAATATGGAAAGTACATCCTTTCAAAAAATAACCAAAGTTTTGTAGAACTTCATCTAATGACTCTGCATAGAATTCTGTAGAATTTTTCCAGTTAGAGTAATCATCTTCACATGTAAATGTATATTTCATTTTACGACCGTTTCATAAAGAGTTTCAAATTGTTCATGTACTGCAACTTCCTCATCATAATTTTGTTTATGATAAACTTTAACCATCTTGGCTACAAGTTTTTTAGGTAATTGAAGATCCTTTGCAATGTTAGTTGTTGCTTCTTTAATGTAATCTTTTTCTCCTTCCATACGTGTCAAAGAATTAGAACATTCTTTTAAAACACCTAGAAGTTTCTCGCGGTCAGCAGGATTACTAAGCGTATTTACTGATAGTTGTTGCACAGCCATAACAAAAATCTCCTATTTTATTTGTAACGTGTACCAGATGCTGCATGTGTGACGCAGATAATGTCATCACCCCTTGCATAGGAACAACGAACAGAAAGTGGATCGATTCCTTTTGAAATTGCATTTTCAATATTCGATGCCATCAATTTACGTTCATTCAATCCGTAAATACAAATAGCAATAATAGCTGAAATTACTATAACAGTTATAGAAAAGATTACAGCATAACTTTTGTTGTTTGATTCGTTACTCATTAAGTTCTCCATAGTTTAAGCGTTCCATTTCGTTTTGTTGTAAAAAATATGTCTACCAATGTAAGCTGTTCTTTTCATGTTAGGCCATCCAGGTGAAACATAATCCGCATGGTAAAAAAGAGCTCCTTTAGTTGGGTCTTTCATTTTATCGTGATTCAAATAAAAGTTTAAAGACAATTCAACAATCTCATTATACAATGAATTGTTACGTGTTGTCAAGCCCTGATTCTTTAAAATCGCCAATGGTTTGTCCTCACAATACCATGAAAACTGGCAAACAACATACCTATCAAATTGTGTTTTCTGTTTCACTACTTCACAATATGAATTAGGAAAACGTCCACTTTTCATTCTGTTCAAAGTGACAAATGCTACTGCAATTTGTCCCTCAGTGGGCTCTCTAGCGGATTCGAAATAAATGTTTTGCGCTAAACACTCAACTTCTTTTCTGGCATCTTTACTTAAATCACTAAGTTTGACATCCAACTTAGTGGGTATTGGTATTTGCGAAAAAGCAAATGCAAAGAAACTTAAAAATATAGCAAATAAAATACTAGTTAATACGGTTAAAAAACGCATATTTTCTCCTTGTTAGTTAGAGAGATGCCGAAGCATCTCTGTTCCCGTCAGGCAGACTTTTTGCTCTGTGTCTTTTCTGCTGTGATGTTAGAAACGAATCCATTCAAAGACTGTGCTTTGTTGATGATATCGTTTTCTGTGGGATAAGTTGGAAAGGCTGGATGTTCAGGTATTGCTTGTCCGTTTAACTTAGCGGACTCTACCTTTACTTGCCATTCATTGATTAGGCGATCTTTGCTAGAGTGATATTCTTCCAACAAAAGGTCTTTCGCCATTTTAAGAAGTTCAAGACGAATCTCGAACGGTGTAAGATTACTCATAATTGCTCCTGTGTGTTGTGTGTATATCGGCGAACCGATATATGTATTTAGTGTTTTTATTACTTAATGCGGTGGTTTTTTGGAACAAGTCCGGGTGATGCCACCAAACCCACAAGACTTATTTAGCGATTAGCAATGTACATTGTGATTTCAAATCCAAAACGCATATCTTGTGCAGTAGGTTTAGTCCACATAATTTTCTCCTTAGTTATAGACAGGTGTTTCTGTCTGTATTATCTATAGAAACAAGCATAAAAAATTTCTACTGATATTCATTAAATAAATCTAAAAAAATATGCAAGGTGATTGGGTGATAAGGACACCTTGCGAAACCTCATCTAGCATGTTTAAGCTGCTAGAGCGTAACTTTCATCGTTTGCAGTTACTATTTTTGCTTGATTTACAGTCATCGCCTACTGTGTTGCCTTCTCCGCTATCTCACCCTGTCGAAACCGGTCGAGCCCATCAGAAGAACTTTCTTCAATAAATTCGTGGAACCACCGCCAATATAGACTATGATTCCACAAATTTAAAGGAGGAAATCTATCGTTCCATTGATCCATAAAAATCCTTTTGGTGGACCCGGGGGGAATCGAACCCCCGTCCAAGATGCCTTCACCTTGAAGGGATTACAACAATTCTGTACATCATATCATAATATATATGACTTGTCAAGCTTTTATCGGCCGTAAGGTCTTATTTGTTGACCAATACCAATTATACATAAGATGTTTTCTGTATGTTTCTCTACCAATGACCAGGTGCCTGTATTTGGATTAACAAACATGATCGTTGGATAAGAATTAACACTTTCACCATTTTCATCATTTGTTCTTCGATGTGAGATCATATGCATCATTGGTTTTTCACCATATTCATCTAATGAAGAATATACTACTTCAGCCCTCACACAAACCATTTTGCTTTGTAACAAAGTGAAGTCTTGTTCCTCACTTGTATCGTTACCAACTGCCAGAACTGGAAATAGTAGCAATGGTAGAAGAATCTTTTTCATTTGTCCAATACCTTTCAATATAAGATTGGAGTTCTTCCATGTATTTAGACTTTTCTCTGATGAAAATCTGAGGTGTACCTTCTTCATTAGCTATTGCCACCACGATTTGTTCTATAGGTATATTGGTTCTTTCTTCGAACATAACAGCATAAGCCGTACATTGCACAAAATAATTCTGTATCCATTCTTCTTTCTTTTCTTTTCTGGAATTCTTATAATCTATTATTGATACTTTATTATTCCAAGAAGCCACACAATCGGTTCTTCCAGCTAACTTCAAGACATCACTATACAGAGGTAATTCTAAACCAAAAACATCTCCAATGTTTCGATCTATATGCGGTCTTAATTGCATGAAGAAATCCTTTATATCAGGCATCATCATGCGAATTTTAAAATCGCTTAGTTCATTTAGTAAATACTTCTCACAAACTTCGTGTAATTTAGTGCCTCTATCTGATGACTTTTTAGTTATTTTGTTGGCTTCTTTCTCACCAATTCTTTGACGCCATTCTTCTAAGTGTGTTTTATCTGTAGAATGAGATAAAACGGTGGTAATTGAAGGGTAGAAATTACCTCCTGGTGTTTTATATACTCTACCCTTCTCTGTAGTTGTGGATTCTAATTCATAATCTAATCCATCTATTTTCACATGATTGAAATTCATTAAACTTTATGTTAGTACAAACTTTCCTGTGTTAGTATTGTTGTTTATTAATTGTGTTTCCCGTTTATCAGAAAACCATCTATCAAGATCATCAAGTAACTCCCTTCTTCCTAAATTACCTCTTATGTGTTGTCTCAGAATAGGAATTTTAGTGCGAGTGTCCTTTCTTTTTGCCATAGTCTCTCCTTTACAAAAGAAAGTTAGCATAATATAGAACCTTCTCAAATTATTTGTTTTTCCATTTTTCTACAATCTGATCTGTTTTAACTTGTTTAATTGACCTTCTACCATGTTGTCTACCAACTTTACTATTTGGATGTGCTTCTGCTACTTTAGATAAAACTTCTTTCCAAGTATCATCAGTTTTGGAATGAATATCGCCGACCATACTGGCTATGCCAAATGTGGTCAGCACCTGTCGAATGTGAGGATTTTTTTGTAGGAGTTCTTCTTTAGATGATATACTTAAGAAATCATCAAATTCTTCTCCAGTTTCAATATTTTGAAATCTATACGTGGGCATTATTATCAATCGCATCGATATACCAAATGGGAGGTTGTCGCTTAGTCCATTTAGCAAAATGGTTTTTCTTTTCCAAATAGTATTTATGATAAGAAGCCAAAGAATTGCCGGCAATCTTACATTCATCTGGCATAGCGGGTGTTGGATCAGTAAAATTACCTTCAGGTATATTATTTGGTAAAGCAACCAAAGCATTTTTCATTCTAGTTTCTACTGAATGAATTTTTCCATAACGATATGTATATTCTGCACACAAATAGTCCCACATTTGATATAACCAAGTGTAGTTACTGTCACTTTGTCTAACCCAGACACCTGATGGATGAGAAACATGAGAAGCTTTCATCATTACAACTTCACGTTTATCATCTAATCGCCAGCGTTTTATTTTACGATTGTTCGCAGTCAAATCATAATATTCTTGACCATCTAAAACACGGTGTGCAGTTGACATGAGTTGTGAATACTCAATAATCATTTTTACCACATGTTTATCGAGGTGCATTTCTGCACACTCTTTAGGATTTTTGCTGAGATAAAAGATGTTCATTTTGCTTTCTCAATTCATAGTGTTCACGGGTAAAAGTTTCAAAAAGTTCGAAACATTTTTCACCACGCATCTGAATTATATGTTTTAAACCTGTCAATGTATTAGCAATATCATCGATTGAAGGATTTTTCTCCATTACATTTTCATAAAGAAGTTGAATATCTTCATCAGTTCCCCATAAACGAATAATAGCTTGTTCTAAGTCAAATTGTGTCATTACCAGCTCCCATCACTAATATAAATGGTTATGTGTAAAAATAAAAATGCAATAATATATGTGTAATCATCCCAAGGGTCCATTTGTTTGTAAAACTTGGGAAAATAGTGCCAATGAAGTGGATTTAAAGGTACACTTACAGTGGCACCACTATGCTGTATATATTTTAAAATCTTCATTGTTGTTTCATATTTTCAATCGATTCTTCAAGTTCTTTGAATGCTCTAGAAGCTTCAATTTTAGCTGATAGTTTTTTATTCTTTTTGATTTCGGAAACTAACAGTCGATTAGACTGATCGGCATTATATTTAAGTTTTACAAATGCACGATATCCATCTTTCTCATGTACAACTTTAAAATGAGTTCTTTGTACACCAATTAGATTAACTTTAGAAACAATCATTTTAGTTGTACGATTAATTTCTTGTATAGTTGATGAATCGACTTCACCGATTTCTGTAACATAGTCTTTGAACATCGCATCAACATGTGATGAAAACTGTGAGGCTAATTCACGTTTAGCTGACAACATTGATTTATCAACCGCGAATTGAAAGTTCTGAGAGTATTCAGAAGCGATAGCATAAAGAGCTGTATCATCTTTTGATGGCTTCTCATTATACCAATCTGGATATCTAACCTCTGATTGTTGACTGCCTCCACCAAACTCAGGCGCTTTAAACTCCATACCAGTTTGGTATTTAATAGAACTACAGGCAGTCATCGATAACACTAGTGGAATAAGAATATACTTTTTCATATTAGTTTCCTGATTTAGAAATAGAACGAACTACTGAAGGTGGTACATCGCTAGAAATTATAACTTGTTTTGAACTTTTAAAATTTACTTCTTCACTTTTTTTACTTACTGTAACATATCGATAAATGGTTTTTTTGAATTTTGAATCCAAAGAATTCACCATATTTGAAAATTCGAAATAATTTAAAGTTTTTTTATCAATAAGTTTTTCTTTAGAAAAGATAAAAACTAAAAGTTCTTTAGACTGAAAAGAATTTCTAGGTAATTTTAATTTAATTTTTTCATTTTCATTTTTAAGTTTTATCTCATTGTTTAATCTACTTAATGGCAATTCATATACTTTTTCATATAAGTCGTTTCTAAAATTGTAAATAGAAACATGTCCTTTAGTATTAGAAACAAATGAGAAATCTAATTCTTCATTTTCAAAATAATCGAATTTTCCCGAAATATTAAACTTTGTTCTATTGTCATTCCTTTCAACTACAGTATCGATGATAACTCTGCAAACTTTTTTACCAAAATCTTGATAAACTTTAACATCTTTATTCGAAATATGTTTTATTTTACCAAACATTTGTGTATAAGTTTCAACATCAATCGAACACTTCGTTTCACTTACACAATTCTCTTTTGTAAATGATTCGATTTCTTCACCAAAAACCCGTTGTAAAGCATCTTGTTTAGATTTTTGAAAGGCATATTCACAAGCAGTATTTTCTGCTGTTTCTGGACCAAAGTAAAATTCTCCTACTCCAGTAGCTACATTTGCATAACATAATGAAGGGAAAATTAACGAAAAAAGTAATTTTTTTTTCATAAAACTTGGGGGCACGGCGAGTATCTCCCGATAGTCTGTTGTTGTTTAAAAGTAAGCACGCCTGCCACTTCCCCATAACTTAATTAGTCGATAATACTATCACGAATTTCATTAACGAGATCATTCACTTCAGGATCAAATGAATCATTCATAATTTCTTCAACTACTGGTACATCGAACTGAGTTTGAACTGGTTTAGAGTTCAAATCTTTTAGTTTAGTAACAGGTTTAGCAGTTTTAACTTTAGGTGTTTTTGCTTTCACCACTTTTGTTTTCGCAACAGGTTTAGCTGCGGCTTTTGCACCACCACGGGTGATTTTTTGTGCTTGACCAGGTACGAAATTTGCGGCGGTTACGCCAGCAGATTTCATATATTGTTTCACTTCACTTACGTTGGTGATTTGATAAGCCGTCACTTTGCGGCCATCTTTAATAGCCTTCACAACACCGTTAGCAAAGGTTTTGATATGCCAAATGTATGTCGAAAGACGATACATGTGAATTTCTTTACCTAGTGTTGCCTCGATTTCATCAATCGTTACAGGCTTACCGCTAATCATCACGGTGAGCAATTTCTCGAAAGGTTTTAGTTTAACAGCTTTCACAGGTTTAGTTTTTGCCATGATAAAATACTCCTATTTCATTAAATGAGATTATAGTATACCACAAGTCGCACATTTTGGCAAGCGATATGTGGATGTTTGCCGATCAAGAAACATAATCCTCAGAACAGAATTCGGCAAAGTCTGTCCAAGACCCATTAAAAAGTACGTTATTTTCTTTTGAATACCCCGAATAAACAATAACTTTATCCTCAAAAACATGGTACTCATATTCTTGCCAAGAGTCTTGGTCTAGATCGGTGGAAAATAAATAAAATCCTCCTGCAGCTTCTTTAAAGGCTGCCACCATTTGTGCAGCAAGACAACCCATACCATTAAAAAGTTTTTCGTTTGATCCTAAAGGAATTCCATTTACGAGTTTACCATCGAAAAGAAATTCAGCAAGTTCTTGCCCATGACCTGAAGGGTAACCATCAAATTGACGATACATGCAAACTACTGGAGTTTTTCCGTCATAAACAAAAGTAAGCGAACGAGTACCCATTAGTTATATCCTCTTTCATAGTTTTGAACATCGAGCATGTCAGCTTCAAGCACAGCATCTTGATAATTATTTGCTCCGAGCTGAATCACTTATAATCTTCATCAGTGCCAAATCCAGCAGATGCCATGGCAGAATCAAAATCGCCGTCCATGGAATCATCAAACTGTTTCATCATTTCTTCATAAATGAGTTCAACATCACCAACAGGAACATTATACTTTTCAGCAATTTGTGCCCAAGTCAATTCTCCAAAAGAAAGTTCTTCTTCAATCATAATGACGATATTCATATTAAGCAGCTTTCAACATAAAAGTAGGATATTTTACAAAGCCGGTCGTATCTTTTTTCGCTTTACCTTTTGCGTACAAACCGACCACAACACCTTTCGGATCAATAAAGCGCAAATCACTGTCATCGCCATTATATACGGGGCGACCCATATATTCATCAGGCATCGATTCTGTTTTTTTCAACCCGAACACCACAGCTACATTATAACCTTGCTCGATAGCTTTTGCTACATCAGCATCATTACCATCAGCAGCAGAAAATGTCAAGTGATAATTTTCAATATTTTGAATTTTACGACCAAGAATCTTGGTGTAATCATAAAATTGGACTTCAGGAAAAGCCGCAAAGATATTGCGATACAGTTTGCCTGCACGGACTACCTCATATTTTTCCCACGCGAGGTCGCTAGTACCATTCAAGCGGAATACAGGAATCAAATTAAGTTTAGCCGATTGTTTAATGGCTTTTTCAATATCTTTTACTAACCACTCAAAGAAGCCGTTACGCTCTTCGAAAAAGAATTGGGTTTTGCGAATTCGAGCTTGTTGAATAACATTAGTCGTTTCGCCTTTTTTGAACATACCGCCTCGACCAGCTGTATTCAAGCAAGCAGCAGTACACCCAGCGGTACGCTTAGGACATGTTTCAAAACCAGAAACATTTGCTGGTGCTAAATGAAGAATATAGGTATTATAACCTTGTTTCATTCCTTTTAACACTTTTGGGTTACCAGTAGAAAGAAGTTTCATAATTTATATCTCACTCAATCAACAAGACCAATTATACAGGAGCCACGGAGGAAGGCAAGCATTATTTTTGTTATCAAAATAGAAATATTGTCATCTTCGCATCGTCGCCTGATCTTTAGCTTCTTCGTCCGTGAACACAGGAACCGCGTTGGACTTGTGGAGGGTGCCAATTCCCTTCATCGCTGTACCAGTGTACTGGGTCACCTTGTCCTTGCGATTCCAGTTCGCCAGGCCGCCTCCAGAATCGACCGATTTTATATCGTAAGGGTTACGACCTTCTGGAATTGTCAATTTTGGAAACCTTGTCGATTTGACAATTTTCTTTTTGACAACTACTGGTTTTGCATGTTTATTAACTATTTTGTTCCAAGAATCTTGAAGCTCACGCTCTTTTGCGGTGAGCTTTTTCTTTTTCTTGGATTTTTGATAAGTGTAAATTATCATTAGCAGACAGGATCTTGCACTTCAATTTCAGAAATTAATTTATCTTGAATCGCAAAATTTAAATAATCGGATAAACGATTTGCATTTTCAGAATCAGAAATAAGTTCAGCCAGTAGTTTTAATTGCGCTGGTGTCATTTTCGAAATATTATCGGCAGCAGCGACAACGATAAAAGTATTCAAATTTCCCATTACACAGCTCCAGTCCAACGAACACGGTCAAAGGTTTTTTCAATCACATTGCCTCGAGCAAAATTACGAGCAGGAGCATTCCACGAAGCAGCCATCAAAATGTCGCCTTTTTTAAATTTAGCGTCATCTTTCAAGCAAATGAAAGAATGTACAGAACAACCGCCTTTTCTATCTTTAAAAACTTTGATATATTTTGAACCGGCGCTATATGTTAAACCATCACAAAAATCCTGGTACATTTCTTCCTGAATAGTATTACCAGGCGTCACCATAGTCAAATAGTCAGCTTTGATAGCTTCCAGATATGCATCTAAATTCGTTATCATTTTCTTAACCTTATCAATCACTCAACAGGATCAATTATACAGGAATAGGTAATAATGTCAAGCGGTTTGTTGTTGTTTTTCTGCAACAGCCTTAACATGTGAACAAGTTCTACGATACCCGAACCCTGTACAGTTGCAATTATAGAAACTTCCTGGAATGTTATAAGAAACGTAATATTCTTTACCTTTTGATAAGACTTTGAAATTACGTATATTTGCAGATTTGACAAGTTGCGGTTTTTGCAACTTGTTTTCTTTTTGATAATCTTTTGGTATCAAATTGGAAAGTTCTTTATTGACAACTTCGATAAACTTTCGATAACGCTTATCAAAATCCCAACCATTTTTCAATTTGACAATATCACCAGTTTCGCCATTTGCAAAAGCGATAACTTTATTTTTCGGACTTATCAAATATATATGATTGCAAACTTGATAATTGCAATCTGACCAGTCCGTTATTTCTTTGAGAATTTTAAACATGCTTGGATTGTGTCACAAATCCTAGCATTTGTCAATAGGTGTTGTATTTTTACAACATTAACCCTTTAACAACTGTTGTCCAGATTCTCTTTCCGATTCTTCGAATTCGGCTAATTTTAATCTATTCAATTGATCTTGAAGAATTTTTTTGTCGCCTTGAAAATTAGCGATTGTTACTTCAAGTTCTTTTATTTGTTTTTCTAAGATTTCTTTATAAGACATAACTATCCTTATCTTCTTTCATTAAACGATAAAAACTTTTATCATGGTGTCTACTTTTTTCCTGTTTAGCTTTCTCACGATCTTGATTTTTTCTAAACTTAGTTTTTTGAGTTTTTTGATATTTTTGACCACCGTGAATCATCTTGTTTTTTTCCTCCTTAAAAAACATTGTCTGCTATGCCAAGTTCTAAAAGTTCCTCTGTCGTAAACCAAACATCACTTGGCGGAATAAGTTTAGTCTTAATTGTACGAGTGTCTAGTCCTGTACAACTCTTTAACAGAGATAACATTCTTTGATTTACTAAATCATTTTCTTTTGCAGCTGATTTTAGATCGTGATATTTTCCATCAAACCCGTTTGAGAATTGATGGCACATAACAGATGAAGATTTACTAATATACCTCTCACCTTTATGTCCTGCTGCAAAAATTAAAAATGCTGATGAACAAACTGATCCTAGGCCGACCGTCTTTATTTTTTTCTTAGACTTTTTCATAATTTCAATTAGTGCAAAAGCATCCTCTAAACTTCCACCATTTGAATTTATATAAAGTATTAAGTCGTTATTTCCTGGTATTAAATTTTCGTACATGATCCATTTGATCGTTTCTAATGTATTGTGTTCGTCAATATTACCATTTAAAAAATGTACATGATTCTTTAATAAGACTAAACCAATCTCATCTGAAGTAGTTGAAAAGTCAAGATTTTTTTCTGCCATTTTTTTCCCAATTATATGCAGTTTTCACGATAGATGAAATGTCATGTTTAGGATCATAGTTTAATATTTTTTTAGCTAAATTGATATTTGAGACTAATTTTGGTGGGTCACCCGCACGGCGCGGATGATATTCTTTGAATACTTTTTGATTTGTATTTTTTTCAACTGCATCTATAACTTCCAATACTGAGTAACCTGTTCCTGTACCTAAATTTAGTACATGAGATTTTTTTTCGGATAACAAATATTTTGCTGCGTCAACATGCACCTTCGCAACGTCAGATACATGTACATAATCCCTCACGCAAGTACCATCTTCAGTTTCATAATCCGAACCATATATTTCAAAACTATTTAGATTTTGTAGAATTTTAGGAATCAGATGAGTTTCTGGTTCGTGATTCTCACCTATATCTCCTTCTTCATCAGCACCAGCTAAATTGAAGTATCGAAAAATTATGTAATTAAACCTGGATTGTTTTATAGCCAATTCTGATGCATATTTACTACCAGCATAAGGATTGTTTAAAGGATTTAACTCATCTTCTTCAATTAGTGGATCATCTTTTGATTGATACAATCCGGCAGTTGAAGAATAAATGATATTTTCACATCCATATTTTTTCATCAAAAGTAATAGTGTACAAGTTCCACCAGTATTTGTATGGTAGTAATAAGTTGGTTTATTTACCGATTCACCTACTTCTATTTCACCAGCGAAGTGAAACACTATGTCAAAATTGTTTTTTTTCCAAAAAAAATGATTCATCTTTTCATAGTCACAAATATCAACTTGTGCAAAATGATCATAATACTTATGATTAGGTTCTTTTAAATCAAGTATCGTAACATTCCAGTTCTCATGTTTCAACATTTTACAAACGTGAGAACCTAGATATCCTGAACCTCCTGTAACAAGTACTTTAGGTCTAGAAAACATATTACGCAACGATTCGAATGCCAGGTCCAATTTCATCAATAGTTTTAGTTCTATAAAGCCAAGGATAGTTTTTATTATACTTTTCCTCAGTAACTTTGTTTCCTTTTTCAAAGAATTCTAAGTTTACTGAATTCTCATTACCATCAAGTCTATAACACAACGAATACTGGTTTGAACATTCAAATTTAGGAAAATTTCTTTTTAGATGGGTGAAAAATTGCCTATCGGCACCCCACTGGCCATACCAGGCGTGGCCAATAGCAACAGCAACGTCACGCCTAACAGCAAAACTTGAGGTATCAATATGAAATACTTCATCATTAAAATAAACAGGCCATTTGCCAAGCGATTCACAATTGTCCTCACAGAGATATTCTCCTTCTTTGTTGTAAATTTTTCTTAACGAATAAGCCCACTGGTTTCCTTCTTGAAGTACCTTAACCAATTCCTCAATGTGATTAGGCTCAATCCAATTATCTTCATCGAGGTAACATATAACATCAGCATTGACAAGAAAACTACATGCAGCATATACACGATGCCCATACCAACCTTTTCCCACATTTTCTTCAAGGCGGACTGTTTTGACCTTTGTCGCACCCTCAAGTTGATGCCAAATTTTATTACCATACTCTTTTTCACCATCAAGAAAAATATAATGTGTCAAATTTTCATATGTTTGTTCATCAACAGATTGAATACATTGACTTAATGTTTCAGATCCAATCGTTGGAGTTACAACAGCTACCTTCATTTATTTCCTCTCAATATCTTCTTCATTGCACTCCTCACCATATTGTATTTCAACTATTCTACACGGAGTTTCATACGGATTACAAAGTTGATGCCACTCACCCAATGGCACAAAATATGTATCGTGTTTAAATAAAATTTTTGTAGGCATGTCATATCCACCAGGCAACATACTTTTAACGTCACATTGCCCTTCAGTAACGACCCAATATTCCCGTCGTTTTTTATGTCTTTGCATACTTAACTTCTGTCCAGGATTTACAGTTAGTTCTTTAACTTTAGTTCCAGGAACTTCATGTAAAACTCTATAGTAACCCCAAGGTCTTTCTGTTTTGGGTGATTTCCATTCGTTTAGAATCCAACTACTTGAATTTTTCTTGTCCTCACCACCAACACCAAAAACAAAAGAAACATCAGATACCTTCATCTCAGGTATATTTTCTTTTGTTCTATCACCACCATTAGCAAATATAATTTCATATTTACCAAAAGTCCAATAATAATCTTTTATTCGTTCCAGTAACTCACATGCAGTATCATCAGAGTCATCAAACTCCCAAACAGCATCAACCCATTTAATAGATTCTAAGACTTTTTTTCTTTCTTGTAGAGGCATGAATTCTTTGCCTTTTTTGCGGCGAAGCCAATCATCAGAATTCACACCAACAATTAGCATGTCACCCAAAGCAGAAGCCTTCTTTAAGAGTTCAATATGTCCAGAGTGAACGGGATCAAAACCACCAGACACTACAACAATTTTCATTTACGCCTCAAAAGGTAAATCTGGATAAACTTCTTTGATGAATTTTTTGGTTAAAAATTTGATCTTTAAATCTTTTTTCAACATTCGCACATAAAGATCCGCTTCATCTTTGTGTAAAGTTTCTAAGAGAATTAATAGTAGTTCAGTTTGTTTTTTTGGTTTTAGTCCATTAGCCCTTTTGGGATGACCAACAATAAATCTGTAGGTTCTTTCTAACTCAGAATCAAGATATGCATTATTTAATCCGGCTGGATCCAATGAAGGTTTGTATTCAGGTATTTCTACATCAAATACAATATTTGGATTAAAAACATAATTAAAAAATTCTTTAAACGTTGGATGTTCAAATCTTTTTAATACATCAATTTTTTCTTTTTTTGTTGGAGCCTTCTCAAACATATCAAGAATCTCCGAATAAAGATATTCCATTTTAGTCCTTAAAATTCGTCAATCACTTCAATCAGGTTTTTAAGACGATTGGAGATCATGTAGTTCATAAATTCATTTTTACTTTTCGGTTTCACACTATCATATCTATCTAAAATTTTCTCAACAAGACTTTCTGGTATTTTAGTTAAATCGATTAACATTTCATTACGATTATAGTTGCGGAACATTTCTTCATTACAAAAATCTTTCGCTTCTTGGTTCAACCAATTTATAATTTTTGCTTCTGTTATTGGTTTTTGCCTGCCGCCTGTAGTGAATACATCATCTTTAGAAAGAATATTCGGAATACCATCACCCTTATCACCACGAATAATTAGTTGTTTGAGTTGAAGAAGTGGTAAAGGTTCTTTAATGTATTTTTTAAGAATTGGAGAATACTGTTCAACATTTGGAAATCTTTGCAGTTGAGCAAAGTCTTTATCCGAAGAAAGTATCATGACGTTTTGTGTTGAAGAATGTTTCATCGTCAAAACAGCAATAATATCATCCGCCTCACAAGTATCAACATCGATAACTTTATAAGGCGAATGATCTTTTAATTCCTGTTTAATTTTACCTAGAACTTCAAAAATAGAAGTCCAGTCATGACCCGAGGCATCTCGACTTTTCTTCCTTGAAGCTTTATATTCTGGAAATATATCACGGCGCCAGTAGTTTTTATTATCACAAGCAATAATAACTTCTGGTCCGTATTTTTCTTTAAACTTTTTTACATAGGTACGAATCACATTTAGAATCATGTGTCGTACCAAATCTTCTTCAACAGGTTTTTTAGAAGAACCGATTTGTTCCATTAGTGACGAAATTGCCACTTGATTGTAATCAAAGATAATCATTTTGTTTTTCAATTAGTTTGTGAAGTATTTAGTCAATCTCCACATACTTTAGTTTAAAAGTATCGGCACGTTCTTCGTAACCATCGTACCCTCTAGGATTACATACAACTCTTGTCGTACCAATCATATAGTCAAAATCCTCATGGGTATGTCCATGAGTCCATAATTTGATCTGCCTACGATCTAGAATAAAGTTATCCAGATTAGTACTGTATGCGCCATTCATTATAACTTCTTTTTTATAACGTGGATGTGTACTTGCCTTACTTGGTGCATGATGTCCAACAACTACAAACTGATGATTTGGATATAAACCAAGAGCAAGATCAAGTCCTTTTAAAAATTCTTTATGGTCGATCACAGTATCTTCTGGAGTAAACTGAGCAGTTTTTTCTTTAAAAATAAAACTTTCTTTATTATTTTCATCGAAAACTGGCACACGATATTGAACCATCTTTGAAGAATTATCTACTCCTCTATAGTCATTCATACAGTAAGCCATTTCTCGCATTGTTCTTGGATCTTCATTATTCATATCAGTCCATAATGTACCACCATAAAAAAAGACACCGTTGATATTGATCCAATCTTTATCTAGAAAATAAAAATTTTTCAAATCACCAAATGTTCCTTTAATAAGTTTATCACTTTCGGCAAAATCACCGTGATAGTGTTCATGATTTCCCATGATATAAATTACAAAAGGAAATCTTTCGCAACAACGATTGATAAAATTTATATATCTTTCAGCACGTAAAGACAATGTTTCTGTCACTTTAACAATCGGTGATCCTGCACCTTTTAAATCTTCTGCAACGAGAATATCTCCACCAAGAATCAAAACGTCAGCACCTTCATCATTGTGAAGGTCTAAGTCTCCAAATTCTAGGTGAAGATCACTGCAAACTGCAATTTTCATTTTACTATCCTTAGTAGTATCGTATCTTCATTTAATCTTCCACTCAGAGGTGCTGCAACAGCTTTAATTCCATCAATTGCATTTCTCAAATAAACTTTTCCACCTTTAAGTATCTCGGGTAAAGTAACTTCAGGTTTACGCAGTTTTTTCTGAATCGATTTATCTTCACTGTAATTCTGAAGCGAACTTCCTTTGATACTTAGGCCACCTGCATCACTGGCGTGATAAACGCCAAGTTTTCTAGTTTTGGTATTGTAGACCCAAAGTTGCATAGTTCCTATTATACTCTTAATATCGATGGAAGTCAAGTTTAATTCTTTAAACTCTTGGCAAATTTTAACTTTTGCCGTAAGTTGTTCTGCTGTTTTTACCTTACGTTTCCTTGGTTTTCTAGATTTTACAGCTTCACCCGAAATCTTATTTGCATCCAAAATAACTTGATCACAGAAAGCAATAAGTTTTTTCAAATCAGTTTTTTTGAAATTTGAATAACCTTCTTTTATTTCTGGATCAGTAGTACTTATAACCAAATCGTATTCACCACGAACCTTCTTAAATCTATCTATGACATGTTTTGTATGCACACTTTTTATTTCCATCGTATGCATTATACTGTAAGGTGATACATTTTCAGTAAATCTGGAATCAATTAAAATGTCAATCATTCCTTCCAATTCACCAACACACTCACTTGCTTTTTCTTTGATTCTATCTTGGATGTTAGGTGTATTAACTTTATTTGTTTTATCTTCAACAACTTTTTTTGTCGAAACTTTCTTTTTAACATCTTCAACTTCAGAATCAAACCACTCTTGATCTTTTTGAGATAAAATTCCACCATTAGAAACTATTCTACACACGAAACCAAAAGTTGGTGGTTTCGTTTTAGTTATATCGGAAATATTCATCTTAAATTTTTTCTTAAAATAGTCAGAAGCGTATTTCTGAGAATCTTTCGAATCTTTATTTTGTGAATACCAGGATAAAGCTTTAGAAAGATCAATTTGTGTCAATTCTGTTGAAAATTTCGGTTCTGCGCCTGCAAACTTTTGATTAGCATCGAGCATACGTGCCATTTTAAATCTCCAATAAAAAACCCGCCTGAATTTTAGACTTACACTATTATATAGCATTTCAGTCTAAATGTCAAGCGGGTTATGTTATCAAAATATTAATACTGTTGTTTTTTTACAACACTAGTTTTCGCAATCTATCCACTTTAAATTATTGTAATGTTGATAAGGCCAAGTGCCTTTCGGTATTAAACATTTACCCAATTCTGGTTGATGTTCTACTCTAACTTGAACTATTGCCCAAACTAACCAAATAAAATATAAAATAGCTAAACTGCTCATACTCCAACACATAATTTTATATTGCAATCTTTTTTTGCGGCGAGCTTTTATTTTCGATTTTTCTGCATTTTTTCTCATTTCAGCAGCAATAACAATACTTTGTTCTTTGCCAACTTTTCTCATCATTTCTTCAACATCAAGATACAACGGACCTAACTCTGGTGGACTTTGATAGACCATAATTTCACGCAATTCTGCACTCATGTGTTCCAGTTGTTTTTTAAGTAGTACACGCATCAAAGCCCGTTTACCTAAACTATCTTCACCGTGATATACTTCAGTTCGACTGCGGCGTTCTTCTTCCTCAAACACAGCTAAACATTTGTAATAGTTGTCGAAATACACACCTAAGTGTTGTCCTATTTGTGTATAGATATCGGTTGTCTCACCACCCTTTTTGTTTAATTCAATTATTCGATTTTTCTCCGTGACGAACTGATTACGTTCAGCCACGGTTGGAGGATGATCTTTAAATTTACTATTGAATTGGTCGTCAAGATCCTTG